TTACGTTTATTCCCAGTATGGCACGTTGGTACAGATTACCTATCTGAAATTGCTAAAAATTGGTACGATTATTTAATATCTAAAGGTGTACAATTTTATTGGGAAGAAAAGGTAAGACGAATTGATTTTAAAAATAATAGAGTTTTTACCCACAATATTATTCTTACATATGATGAACTTATTTTTGCTGTAGGTAAATCAGGCATTGACTTTGCTCAACAATTAGCCCAAAAATATGAACTTCCAGACGAACCTAAATCAGTTCAAATTGGTGTTCGATTTGAGGCACCACAAAAACACTTCCAAAAACTAATTGATATTTCATATGACTTTAAGTTATATAGAAAATTTGATGATGAAGGAGTATCGTTACGTTCATTCTGTACAAATAACAATGCTGCTTATGTTGCTGTAGAAGAAACATATGGAGATCATTCATATAATGGACATGCTAAAAAAGACGAAGCATATAGAAACAATATGACCAACTTTGGTATCTTGATGGAAATCAATGGTATTGAAGATCCATTTACTTGGTCACGTGATGTAGTAAATAAATTACAATCAAATGGAACTGGTTTATATTATAGTCCTTCACGTCGTCCTTCAACAACATCTGAAGGTAATAATGTAACTTCAACTCAAATTAGTTTAGACACCCTCACTCATGTTGTAGAACCTGCAATGGGTGGTTATTTTAAATATGTAATGGATTTTATTCAAGATATGAAAAAAGTATTCCCAACATTGCAACACGATTGGGGTATTTATATTCCTGAAGTAAAATATTTGTCACCTGAGGTAAAAGTAAATTATGAAAATCTTAGTTTGATCGACTATCCAAACCTACATTTCGTAGGTGATGCTTTAAGTGCAAGAGGTATTACAGTATCAGGTGCACAAGCAATTTATGTAGCAGAAAATTTATTAAAATAAAAAGTTATGAAAATAGGATTTTGTGGAACAATGTCAGTTGGTAAAACAACATTAGTTAATGCTTTAAGAGAATTACCTGAATTTGCCGGGTATGAATTTAGAACTGAGCGTTCAAAATATTTACGTGATTTAGGTATTCCATTGAATACTGATTCAACATTAAAAGGTCAAGTTATTTTCTTTGCTGAACGTTCAAGTGAATTATTTCTTGATGATATGATTACAGATCGTACTATAATTGATGTAATGGCATTTACGCGCTTAGCTAAATCGATTCCATATTTTATGGCAGACCAATTGAATGATGCTGTATCGCATTTATTACGCGAGTATGATTACATATTTTATGTTTCACCTGAAGGTGTAGAGCTAGAAGATAACGGTGTGCGTGTTGTAGATGCTGATTATAGAAACCAAGTTGATAAAGAAATTCAACAACTGATTACTAGACATAAAAATAAACTTAAAAACTACGCTGAATTATCTGGTAGTACCGAGGAGAGAATACAAAAAATTAAACAAGTAATAGGTCTCTAATATTTATAAATAAACTTAGACATGAAAAAAACTCGTTTACTTGAAATCATACGTGAAGAAATAGCTGGAGCTTTAAGCGAATTAACAGTAGTTGATAAAAAAACTCTCCCAACTGAAGCTCCTGAAATTGCTAAATCAGAAAATACAGACATAAACACTGTAAAAGATGCTATAGCTCAAGCTAAAAAATCTGGAAAACCAGTAAATGTTGCTGAAGAAAAACGTAAAAAACTAGCTGAAAAATATCAACTTGACGAGGATACCATTAATGAAATGGCTAGTGTTGTTCAAACTAAAAAAGCACTAGAAAAATTAGGCGATGAAGACGGTTTAGAATTAGTTAAAGATGTTGAAAAAGAAACATTAGAACAATTTAAAAACTCAAACCCATCTATGACTTCAGATAAACGACTTATCAGAAAATTAGAACCTGAAGAAATTACTGGAAAAAGAGATACAAGAGGATATGGTGCTGATTTTGAAAGAAATTTTAAGAAAAAAGCAGGAATGGATTTTCTTGATTTTACTACTCAAATTGATATTGAACTAAAAAATAAATTCCCAGAAGAAAAATTTACCCCAGGGCTTGCAACAAATACAACAGAAAAAGATGCTGCAGCTCAAATTTTTAGCCTTGAAAAAGGTAAACAAGGTAGAAAAGCTGATCCAAATAAACCTGCTAAAGAAAAACCAGAATCAACAGGTAAAAAAGGAAGACCAGCAGGTGAACCTAAAACAAGAGTAGCTACTCGCACAAAAGGTGATGACGGGTTTGATACTGTAGAATATTCTGACGTAGAAGATGAAGATGTTTTTGACACAGAAACAGCTCCAGCAGGAGACAAAGAAGTAGAAAAAGCAGCTAGAAATAGAGATGAATTAATTAAACAATATAAAACTGAAGTAGAACCAGAATTAAAAGATAAAATTGCAAAAGCAAAATCTGGAGATACTGAAGCTATGAGTTGGTTAAAATCAAAACAAGATATTATTAAAAAATACAACCAAGCAAAACAAGTTAATGTTTAATGGTTCAAAATAAAACATATCAATTAAAGTTATCCCATCTAATCATAGGTGGGATACTTTTACTATTGTTGTTATTTTTGATATATTTTAGACCTACTCCAACCCCAATAAACACTTACGATAAAGAAAAAAGAGAAATAGACAGTTTAAAAACCGAAATAGTTAAATTTAAAAAACTTAACAGTGTTTTGGATGGTAAAATAAACAAACAACAAAAAGTTATAGATTCATTAGATATCAAAATATCAAACACAGAAAAAGAACTAACTAAAACCCGTACATATTATGGTAACAAAATTAAAGATATTACTAGTTCTTCTCCTGCTGAGCTCAACGAGTTTTTCACAGAAAGATACAAGTAGAATTTGCTTTTCATACGATAAAGCAAAACGTATAGCCATTGATTTAGTTAAAGGTGATTCGGCTATGGCTGAACTTAAAGTAGTAAACAAACTAGTTTACCAACTTAACGAAAAAATCGATTCTCAAGATAGTATTATCGTTTTATACACAGAAAAAGAAAGAAACTATAATAGTCAAATAGGCAATTACGAAAAAATATCTGATAAAAAAGACAAAATAATCACAGGACTTGAAAAAGATGTTACTAGCTTAACCCGCAAAAACAATAACCTTAAATCAGGAATTAAGTGGTTAGGTGGAGGATTCGTGGCTTCTGTACTTACTATTATTACCTTGATAGTAATTAAATAATGGAAGAAAGAAATTTAAAACAGGTAGTCCGCGAGGAGTATGTAAGATGTGCTCAATCACCAGCATATTTTATGAAAAAATACTGCTACATCCAGCACCCAAAACGCGGACGTATCCAATTTAATCTTTATCCATTCCAAGAAAAAGTACTTACATTATTCCAAGAGAATCCATATTCTATAGTACTTAAATCTCGTCAGTTAGGTATTTCAACATTATCAGCAGGTTATGCTTTATGGATGATGTTGTTTCACGAAGATAAAAACATTCTTTGTATTGCAACAAAACAGGAAACCGCTAAAAACATGGTTACTAAGGTAAAATTCATGTACGAAAGTTTACCTTCCTGGTTAAAATTTGCAAGTAAACCTGACGAAGCAAATAAATTAACACTTCGATTACCAAATGGATCTCAAGTTAAAGCAATTGGCGCGTCTAGTGATGCAGGTCGATCCGAAGCTGTTTCTTTGTTAATTATAGATGAGGCTGCCTTCATTCACAATATTGGTGAGATATGGGCATCAGCTCAACAAACCTTAGCAACAGGTGGTGGATGTATTGCTTTATCTACACCTTATGGTACAGGTAACTGGTTTCATAAAACATGGGTTGCTGCAGAAATGGGTGATAATAGTTTCTTACCTATTAGATTACCTTGGAGTGTACACCCTGAACGAGATCAATCATGGAGAGACCAACAAGATGCTGATTTAGGTGTTCGAATGGCAGCACAGGAATGTGACTGTGACTTTACAACATCTGGTGATACAGTATTTACCCCAGAAGATATTTCTTTTTACGAGCAATTTCACGTGAAAGAACCTCTTGAAAAACGCGGAGTTGATCAAAACCTATGGATTTGGGAACCAGCAGATTATTCTAGGAACTATCTGATCGTAGCTGATGTAGCTCGTGGCGATGGTAAGGATTCTTCTGCGTTTCACATCTTTGATGTTGAAACATTCACTCAGGTAGGTGAATATAAGGGACAAATCAATACAAAAGATTATGGACATTTGTTAGTAAGCATTGCAACAGAATACAATAATGCTTTACTTGCAGTCGAAAATCAAAGCGTAGGTTGGTCAACAGTGCAAACCGTTTTAGATAGAGGTTATCAAAATTTCTACTATTCACCAAAAGGTGGAACAAATAATGTAGACAATTTCTTTGATCCTTACATGGACCATAGCAAAATGACCCCAGGCTTCACAATGTCAAACACAACTCGTCCTATATCAATTGGTAAGTTCCAAGAAGCTGTTATGGATAAAGGAGTTGTTTTTTACTCTGTACGCCTATTAGAGGAAATGAAAGTATTTATATGGAGAAACGGTAGAGCAGAAGCACAATCAGGATACAATGATGATTTAGTAATGTCATTTTGTATCGGATGTTATTTACGTGAAACCGCTTTCAAACTTAGAACAAACAATATGGAAATGACTAAAAGTATGTTGAATAGTATAGGAAATTCTCGTACATCATATGCTGGAGGTTATTCCAATGGGCCAAATTATGCTGATAAGTATAGCAATAACCCATTTAAAATAGACAACCCTTATTCAAATGGTCAAGAAGACATTTCTTGGCTTTTATAAAAACAAAATATGGCAGATACAGGATTATTTAGTAGATTAAGACGATTATTTTCAACAGACGTACTCATTCGAAATGAAGGAGACAACCAATTAAAAGTATTCGATATCAATAAAATACAAGTTTCAGGTGAGTATGAAACAAACGCACTTGTAGATAGATTTAACCGCATCTATACCAACTCACACACCTCAATTTATGGATATCAAAGTAGTTTTAATTACCAAACTTTACGCCCCACACTTTATTCCGAATACGATTCAATGGATACAGATGCTATTATTGCCTCTGCTTTAGACATTTTAGCTGATGAAAGTACTTTACGTAATGACATGGGTGAAGTATTACAAATCCGTAGCTCAGATGAAGACGTACAAAAAATCCTATACAATTTATTCTACGATGTATTAAATGTAGAATTTAACTTATGGCCTTGGATTCGTAATATGTTGAAATATGGTGATTTCTTTTTAAAATTAGAAATTGCTGAAAAATTTGGTGTATATAATGTAATCCCTTACAATGCGTTCCATATTGAACGTCAAGACGGATACGATAAAGACCACCCAAATTCAGTACGTTTTAGATTTGATCCAGATGGTATTTCATCTCCTTCAGACTATGGTTACTATAACGTACCAAACTCAGGTAATCAAGCAAATGCTATTTTCTTTGACAACTATGAAATGTCACATTTCCGTTTATTAACGGATACTAACTTTTTACCTTATGGTAGATCGTATTTAGAGCCTGCTCGTAAGTTGTTTAAACAATATACTATGATGGAAGATGCAATGTTAATCCATCGTATTGTTCGTGCACCTGAAAAACGTATATTCTATATCAACGTTGGAAACATTGCGCCTGCTGAAGTAGAAAATTTCATGCAGAAAACAATTTCCAAAATGAAACGTACTCCATACATTGATCAACAAACAGGTGATTATAACTTGAAGTACAATATGCAAAACTTACTTGAGGATTTCTATATCCCGGTTCGTGGTAATGATCAAGCAACTAAAATTGATAATTTAGCAGGTTTACAGTGGCAAGGTATTGAAGACGTTACCTACCTAAGAGATAAATTATTTGCTGCCCTTAAAGTTCCTAAAGCGTTTATGGGGTATGAAAAAGATTTAACAGGTAAAGCAACGTTAGCCGCTGAAGACATTCGATTTGCACGTACAATTGAACGCATCCAACGTATTGTAGTATCTGAGTTAACTAAAATTGCTCTAGTTCATTTATACGCTCAAGGATACCATGATGAAAGCATGACAAATTTTGAATTGTCATTAACTACTCCATCAATCATCTATGACCAAGAAAGAATAGCATTGATGAAAGAAAAAGTTGACTTAGCTAACCAGATGATGGAAAATAAAATTTTACCTACTGACTGGATCTATGAAAACTTATTCCACTTAAGTGAAGATCAATACGACGAATATAGAGACTTGATTATCCAAGATGCTAAACGTAAATTCCGCCTTGCACAGATTGAAAACGAAGGTAATGACCCATTAGAAACAGGAAAATCTTATGGTACACCACATGATCTAGCAGCTCTATATGGTAGAGGTAGATATGAAGCAACAAATGTACCTGTTGGATACGATGAAGATGTTGATTTAGGTCGTCCTTCTGAAAAAATAACTGACAAAAATACACAAGATAATGCATTTGGAAAAGACAGAATCGGATCAGATGGTATTAAAAAAGATGGAGACGAATCAGATTCAATCAGACCACAATACAAAGGTGGAAGCCCATTAGCTCTTGAAACTAAAAATAAACCAAACCGAAATAGAAGAATGTTCAATGACATAAAAAATCAAAGTAAACAAATTATCTTTGAGTCAGATATCAGAGGAAATTCACTATTAGATGAATCACAAATACGAGAGTAAGAAAATTCTACATATTTATAAATAAAACAATATTAGAATGCAAATCAAACATTCAAAGTATAAAAATACTGGTATCCTATTTGAATCATTGGTTCGCCAAATCACCACAGATACATTGGATGGTAAGGATTCACCAGCAAAAGATATACTTAAAAAATATTTCGTTAAATCGGAATTGGGTCGTGAGTACAAGTTATATGAAACTTTGTTAAAAAAAACGTCTTTAACTGAAGGAAAAGCAAACGTTGTAGTTAGCACATTAGTTGAATCATCTAAAACATTAAATAGAGGAGCAATTAAACGTCAAAAATATAATTTGATCAGTGAAATTCAAAAACACTACGACATTAACGAGTTTTTTAACCATAAACTTTCCAATTACAAAATATACGCTGCTTTTTACACATTGCTAGAAATTGCAAATACACAAGAAGCAGTAGATCCCGAACAAACAATTAACAATAAAGTAACTATTTTAGAGCATTTAACAGCAGCTAAAATTACTGAAGGTAAAGTTCGTGACGAAGTGATGTCTGAATTTGAAAAAGCTGATAAAGATGTAC